TTAAAAACTCTTACAACATTAGCACTACCAACGCTAATAGGAGCGTTTAGATTTGTTTCTCCACCTAATATTTTCATAGTCCTAATTGATTTCTCCAAGAATATGAAGCAGCAATTACTTCATTTTTGCTAGGGTTTATATTTTTCTTTCCGTCATTAGTTATTGGTGCTTTTGCTCTAATCTTTGAATAATCTAAGAGTGGTTTTTCATTTGTTCCTGCAGCTGAATTTTTTGGATGCCCTGATCCAAGAACCTTTATACCCCTAACTCTAGTGGTTTTACCTTCATCAATTTTTTCTTCATCTTTTCTGGTATAAACTTCTATCTTTTTTGATTTTATTCTTTTATCATCAAGTTCTTTCTGTTCTTCCTTTTCCTTTCTTCTCATAGTATTACCTACACTAGCAATAGAACCAAGAGCTACTTTTGTAGCATCTATTGCTGGACCTGTTAAGTTACCAACAACTGCTGTTGCATTTTCTGATACTAATGGATCTGCCTTAATTATGTCAATGGATTCAATTTCCATTGGATGGAAATCATCTCTCCAATTATAAGTATCGTAAGCTTTTGCTTTTATATTTTCGCCAATACTCATATTTTTACTATGATTCTTCAGTATTATTTAGAATACCTTCCTTTAGCATTTTTGACAGTTCACTAGTAGAACCAACAAATAATGCGTTATTTGTAACATTACTTGGTCCTTTAGGTTTATCTTCATCCAAATCTTTCATCTTTTTCTGAAGATCTGCTAACTTATCTGTAATATCAGCAGTTGATTTTAATACTTGTCCAGCAACTTCATATGCTCTTGGACTCGCACTCTCACCAGCAAGTTCCATAACTCCATTTAAAGTTTCCTGTCCCTTCTCTATTAGTGAATATAACTGTGCTCTTGCGTACTTGTAATCCTTTTCAGCATCATCAGTAATATCGGGCAGTGTATCCTTTCTTCGGACACAACCACCCTCATTAACTTGCTGAACTTCTATTTCAGTGTTAAATGTATCATTCAAATCATCATAATTATCTTTCATAGTATTAACAGTTCCAAGCCCTTAAGGACTTATTAATTCTTGAATCAGGATCTCTTGCGGTTTTGGCAGAAGTAAGTTTCTTCTTCATACCTTTCATCCTCGCACAAAAAGACGCTCTACGCTTGTTGCCAGGTTTCTTTGAAGGAGCTTTAAGGTCACTGCCTGGATTCTCTCTTTCGTAGGACTTTCTTCCTTTTTCATTTAAACCACCTTTTTTGTTTTTACCTGCTTTTTTTGTCCAAGCAGCACCTTCTTCAATATAATCAAAATCATCTCTCCAAGAGAACGATTCTTTTTTACTATTACCATAATTAGCAGCACCTTTCTTACGGCACTGAACTAATCTACCAGAAGCATATGCTGAAGGCCAAACACTTGCACTTGCTTTTACTTTCTTGTAACAAGCATCTTTTTTACCACTACCCTTACCTTTCTTATCTGATTCAGTTAATTCATCTTCATGTGGAATAGTATTACCATTATCATCCTTCTTATGATGTTCTTTAACTTCTCCTTTCTCATATCCAATTCCATCACCATCATCATCCCACCATCTCTTTATTGTTTTCTTATCTGCTTTCTTTCTTGCCTTCTCCCAAATTAATTGAAGATCTGATTCTTTTACACAGTTAGGAACAACTTTCTTACCTTTTTTCTTCATTCCCTTTTGAGTATATCCGTCCCAACATTTTTCGTCAATAGAAGTTTCTTCTTTCATCTTCTTCTTGTCGGTACTAACATATGTAGGCTTTGCAGCACCTGTTTTCTGTTGTTGACCAGGATCTGCTTTCTTCTTTCTTCTTGATGCAGAACGTCTTTCTGCCTTTGTCATACTTGCTCTTTTAGATGATGAAACACACTTAGGAGTTCCCTCACCCTTCTCATCACTAGCACATGTTCCACCTGTAACTACGTTAACCCATCCTTTCTTACCGTCTTTAGACTTTGATGAATTAAACCATTTATGTAAATTGCCTTCTTTTAAATGTGTCATTAGATGTCTACCTTACGAGTTGGACTGTATTCTTTAGAATCACCAAAGAAGGTTCTTTCTTCAGTAAATCCGAAATCATCACCAGGAGGAATCAGTGGATTATCTAACTGATCTATATGCCCATCTTCATTATAATCTTTCTTGGCAGTTGACTCTACAGTATATCTCATTTCACGAGAAGCAGTTTGTCTATTAGTATCGCTGTAGTAATCCAATTGAACCTTACGGATAAGTCCATCAGTACTATCAGCAATAGGACCAAACATATAAGTTTTTGCAGTAAACGTGAAAGTATAAATTAATGCTCTTCTTGTCTCATAATTACCTTCATAATCATCCGTAAATGATATATTTTGAAGTATTAAAGGAATATCTCTTTTTTCTCCAATAGATTTAACTAGATCTATTGTTAATGTAAATCCTGGTTGAAAAAATGGTAATATTTGTTCTACAATTTGTAATGCGTCATCTTGAGTTTTAGTTAAAACATTTAATTCAAACCCTAAATTATATGGAACGGGCATGAAAACTTTTTTAAATTTCTTATCGTCCTGTGCTTTAAATGTCTGAGTAACTCCCGACTTCCTTGATGGGTCATAATCAATAGAAGTCATCTCAAATGACATTCTAGGTAATGTAATTTGGACAGCCTTATTAAGATCTGGTTGCTGTTGAAGTCTTGCTAAAAACTTTTGTCTTGGACCATAAGCAATAGGGACTCTAACAGTTGAAATATCTTTACCCGTCTTATCTTGATGTCTAACATTAATATCATTAAAAACTGTACCGAAAGCGATAACAGTCTTTCTCATTATTTCGTGATAAAAATAAGTCCCTAACATATCAAACTACACCAAATGGATTGGATTCTGTGAAATCAAGGATGTTATCTGCTTCAAATTCAAATTCATCACCCTCGTTATATTTATCATTAGAATCGTCAGAATTAAACGAAGCACATGCATATTTTGCTCCAGATGTTTGTCCTACAATTTCTTCTCCTCTATAGAATCCAGAAACTGTTGATCCAATACCAACATTTCCTATTAGAAGAGTATATGAATCGACATCCCAATTCTTAACTCTTGCTTCTGTTCCAGATTGAGATCCCTTAATTATTTCATTAAACTGATAAGTTCCAACTCCAGCCATTGAGTCTGGATTTGCTATGGCAATTGTTGGTGTTGAAGTATAACCTTTTCCTGGTTCATCAACATAAACAAATCTAACAATATCATCTTGATTAAAGAAAGCAGTGCTTTGATCACCACTAGCACTAATAGATGCTATTCCAGTAGCAGTAACACCTGCTCCAGGTGAAGCAATAAGTACATTTGGTACAGTTCCATATCCAGATCCACCAGATAATGTATTAATTCTAATTACTCCCTGTAAAGCAGTTTCGATAGAACAAGTTGCTGCTGCTCCACTACCACCTCCACCAACGAATGATACTGTAGGTGGAGTCACATATCCAGAACCACGGTTTGTGAATAATATTTTTTCAATAGAAGTTACATTTGCTATAGTTGTTGTTATTGCTACTGCTCTAGCAGTATCATTAGCAGGTGAAGGACTGAATACGACTGATGGTGCTGAAGTAAATCCAGAACCATCATTATTTAAATATAACTTACTAATAAATCCACTACCAATTGAAGTAGATGCTTCAGCAGTTTGTCCCAAACCAACAAGTTTAAGTGTGTTTATAAATCCTTCCTCTTGAACTTGAGTATCGATTGCCTCAATAGAAGTATCAATAACCTCATCCTCATATTCAAAGAGTTCACATTTAAGTTGATAAACGTAATTCTTACCCAATTGATAAAATGGGTCTTCATGCTCTACAAATTTTATTTCAAATAATCTTTGACCTAATGGAAAATATACTAAGTCACCTTCTCTTGGTCTTGAAGAAAGAATAATTTCACTAGTATCACTTCCATCATCCAATCCAGCCATGAATGGTGATATAAAATCTTCAAATCTTTCTTTTGATATAGTAAGAATTACTTCATCCTTAATACTCATACCAAATTTTGTTAGAATATCTCCTGCACCAGAATACCCTTCATAAGTATTAACGTATGCTTCTATAGAAAAATTATCATCAAATTTGGAAGAAGTTACTTCTTCCATGATAGTTTCTCTACTTACATATTTTCTTGGTATATAAGTTACTTCAACACCAAAAGTTCTTAGGTGTTCGTTTATTAAATCTTGGGTTAATCTCTGTTCAGACTGAGCACCTTGTAGGAAAAATGGATTTAATGCCATGCTTATTAACCTATAAAGTCATATGGTGGTAATTCATATTCTGTACTCATTTTTGCTTTTATAGACTCTAATTCAGATTCTGCTTGCTGGAGAATCTCTCCACCATTCATTTCTATGCCACCTGGTAACTTAACACCCTTAAATTTACTTAAATTTTGTCCCCACTGTCTCTTTATGAGAGCAGTGAGATACTGTTTTAAGAATATATCATTATAAACTTGAGTAAATGAATTTGGATCTAATGCTCTATAACAATCAAGAACCAACCAGTTACCAACAGATTCCGCACCCCAATCAATATCCAAATATAATCTATCTTGTCTCTTATTAAATCTTACTTGTTTATCAGTAGTAAGTAAATGATCTATATCCTCAAGATATGATTTTGTCATTGCATATTGAAGTAATTGTATAGAATTAAACTGATAAAGATCATTTAAGAACAACTGATACTTTATACTAAACATTCCACCTGATATGGTGCTGCTATCAAATTTAAAAATCTTTTCTATTCCAACTACAGAATCTGGAACTTGTAAAAAATTGGAAGTTTCATACCAATTAGCAGTTGTAGTTCCATAACCTGCTATATTTGTAGAAGTAGCAGTTGTAGTTACAATACCAACTCCGTCTGTATTTTTTGCCTGTCCTCTATTAATATCTTCTTCGGTAAGTTTATATTTAAGAAACATCCTTTCAACACCGTCAAAATGACGTTCATTGAAAAGTTGAAGAGCATCATCTACAAGATCATCTATTTGATCATCAGCAACATTAATTTCCAATACAGGAGCACCTAGCTTTCTCAAGCAATAATCGATAAGTCCTTGTCTAGTTGATGGTTTTGCCATTTATTTCCTTGATGCTATATTACCCAAAGTTGGTTTTGGTTTACTTTCAGTTTTTTCTTCTTGTAGATTTGCTATTTGTTGTAACAAATCCATTTTTTCCTTTTCATAATCTTGTTTTAATGTTTGTATTCTTGCTTCCAAAAGAACATTTTGATTATATGATTGAGCAAGTTTGTTATGATATAAACTGACGAGAACGTTCACATCCACATCACTATTAGGTTGTTGCATAATTTATACTCAGAAAGTACCTCCGTCTAGTGTAGAAGTCCAACTAGGCTTATTAGTATATATCACACTAATAGAGGATGCCGTGACCGATAGGTTTTCAATTGCACCATTATTACCTTCCTTTCTTAAATTATTAGTAGTATCAAATGTACCTTCAACACCGAGTAAACTTATTGAAGCACCAGATCCACCAGTCTCAACAACACCATAAGCATTAGTGGTATCTTGTCTAATAATGTCACCAACACTAACTGTTACACTGCCAGATAAAGCAAGAGTATTTTTAGTAACCGCAGTTAATATTTGTTTTGATGTATTAACTGGAGTGGCGACAGCATTAGTAGAAGTCTGTAATCCATTCTCATCAAAATATACAACACCGTGGGTATTGAAATCACCTGTCTGATAGTAAATACCTTTGATATCAAGATATCCTCTAGTTCCAGATACTAAAGCATTAGCAGTACTGGCATCAGGAATATAAGTCCATGCTCTTGCAGTAGCACTACTATTTGGATTAGTCTGATCAATATAACCAAAGAACCCTAATTTATTATTACCAGAACCACTACTTGTATTATATCCGAAAGAAATACCACGATCAGTATTTGTATCGTATGAGTGAGTAATAGTTAATTGTGTAGTTGTATTAATACCTGGAGCACCAATAGTCTGGTCAACAGTAATAATTTTTGTTGCTTCATCATATGAAGTAACAGTTGCGACACCAGATGCTGATAAAGCAGAACTTGAGGAAACAACGTCTCCTGTATTAATACCAATTACAGAATCTAATGTAATTGTACTAATACCAACAACAACCGTTTCTGTTACAGTTCTATCGCTAGTAAGATCACCTAAGTGTAGAATAGGATCATTTAAAGTTGATGTTGTTGAGTTTACCGATGTTGTTGTACCATCTACCTGTAAACTACCTTTAATAACAACTGTACCTTCATTACTTAAACCATCTGGATATGGGTCAATAAACAGAAGATCTCCACATCCTGCTTCAGTTTCAATAACATTAGAACTTATTCCAACACAACCAAACTTACCTTTACCAGTAACTTTAATATTAGTATCATAAGTCCACTGAGCACCAGTAACTTTTACATCATTATCTCCATCTTCATCATATTCAATCTTGGCATCTTTATCAGTACCAAATGATAGGAAAGTGTCATCTACAACATTAATATGACCATCACCATTAGTATCAAATATAATATCACCATCTACGTTAGTTGATGAAATTGTATTCAGATCTATTCTTATATTATCTACATTCCACTGGTCAACCTTTCTATTATTATCCATGATGGCAACTATGCCACCATCAGTATTTCTCGTATTTTGAACACCAGCAACATTTCCTGCTGCGTGTTCCATCATAGAGGTATAAAAATGACCTCCAATCGCATGGACATTATTACCATCATCACCGACAAATACTCTGTCTTTATATTGATTTACACCTGCATGACTTCCTATACCAGTCACATAGGCCATTTCACCCCAATTTAGACTGGCAGGTTTATCGGTTCCAGAGGATCGTTTGATCCTGATAATACTAGCCATTTAAAAATTTCCCCCGTTAATGTTTAAATTCTGTTCCGTTCCAGGTGTAAGTTCATGTGTAGCATCCCATTTTTGAGTTGCTCCGTTATATACTAATACCATTCCATTTAACAGGTTCGAGGCACTAACATCACTGAGTTCAGCGAGTGATAAGCCCTGAGCACCAGCAAGTGAGGAAACAACCTTCACCGCATTATGTTGCCCAACCCTTACCTTAATATCTGCCATTTATGTATGCAATTCAGAATCTATGTATTATTTATACTTTAAGATGTTATCTGACCTGTAATTTGTTTTAAGAGTTGTTTAATTTCCTCTATATCCTTTTTCATGTTATCCAATTCTGCTTTCTCATCTAATTTTTTATTTTTCCTAGAAACATAACCTGAATAAGAATTAGAATCTGTACTTAATATAGCACCTGTTTTTTCATCACGAAACAGGTTTTTATGTCCTTCAACTGGTATCATGCTTTTATCTTTTTAAGTGGATCTAGTACTGGTGGATTTATTTGTGGAGAATTGAAATATTCATCCTTATATTTTTGTTGAAGTTTATCATAGTCTTTCTTACTAACATCATTTCCTTTAGACTTTTTAAATAACTCTCTTCCAGTTTTATAATACCATTCACCTTCCTTATCAGTATACCCACCTTTACCAACAAGTTTAGTTGCCCAAGGATGTAGGGGTGTTATTTTATTTAAAGCTTCTTCTAAGAATTGTTTAAAAGATTTCATATCTGATTAAATGGATATTGTTTTAGTTTTTCTTCAACAGTCCTAAGATCTATTGGAAGAT